GTGTCTTGGAGAACCGTTCTCAATAAGCCCCATCTCGTTGAAAATGAAACAAAGATTCCCGGGGCGATTATTCGACCCGGGTAATATTTATTCGACTTCTTGTCGTCTCTCTCATCCGCTTGGCATGCCTCCAGTCTACCCTATCCACGGCTCCTACGCAACACCCCCTGTAAGGCCCCTTCATAAGCCTCCAGGTACCAACCACTGACCCGGGGGGTCGACACGTTCTGAGGGCAAATTTGACAACCTCTATCATCGCTCTCTAGCGATATTATCGATATATGCGGATATTGTTACTGCGCTGGAATTGGTAGACACACCGCGTCCACATAGTGAGATACCCACCCTTTGTCTATACAAACGCCTATGTTAACGTTAACATTTGTCCTTACATACTCTTTGCACCTGCAAACTGAGCATTTATTATGTTAACTCCGTCACGAAGGAATTAACCGCGGTTAACAACCTCATGCAATATTCTGCATATAAGCTATTTCCTTCATATAGACACTGCCTACCTACGCACCATTAAGCAACCCCCCTTCATTACCTCAGGCCCGGCCGTAGTTCTGCACCCCCTATGGTGATAATGGTTCTCGCTATCACTTAGGTGTCCCTTACCCCATTTATGTTATAGCGTCTTACTTAGCGTTACCTAACCCTTGTTGAGAACACCCGTGTCAATCGCGACACGCCGAACAAAATTTTTTCTGGTTTTGTCTTGACTCTTTGGTGGTGGTCTAGTAATCTTGTATTTGTCAGCGAGGGAAACCGAAAGACAGGAAGTCTCAAGGGAGTAACCGTCAAACGACTTGAATAGTGACAACTTAATAGAGGTGAATTTGATGATTAATTTGCATAAACCTAAACTATGTTCATCTAATCGAGGTTTTGTTTGTTTGGATATACTTCTAGACACATACACATACTACAATCATTACAAACTCGCTTATATGCTTAAGCAGCGAGTTAAAGAGTACATCAGGAAGTCATTTTCCTATCTTGAATATTACCGTTTAACAGGTAAATTTTTAGTTAAAGACTTCCATGATGAGTATGATTTAAATCATTTGTTTAATAAGTATCTCGGTCAGAGAGACGAATACACATTTTACAATGATTATAAATTAAGATTTAACAATACCAAAATAACATACGGGAAAGGCGATCATTATCGCATAATTAATAAGTTCAACTGCTATTGCTTAACGTTGGAGGAAATAGCTTATGACAAAATACTTTCTTGATGACTTCAATACTGCTGTAGCTTATATTGAATATTATTTCAATATTCGTAAATTTACTCTAAATGAAGAACATGAGCTTATCGATTGCGGTCTTAATTTCGACAAAGCACTCGTAATATTACATAACGCTGTTACAGACTTTATTTATCTGGATACGGAACTCCCACTACAGCGTGTTGTTTCTAAACCCCAGTTTATGAGGTTCTTAGTTAAACACAATTTCTACACTAATGAATTCTACTTTAACAACGTTACCGTCAATTACGTCCTTCAAAATGGAGCTCCATATATCATAATTAACGACCACTTTCACAAGTCTGTTAGTTTTACAGTCCTCTACCTTATTACCCTTCTCTATTTCATTACCCCAGTATTCTAATGCAATATTTTAAAGCCCTTAAGCCAGTTATTTTTCTCAACAACAATCTGAATGACCTGAAGCTCGATTGGAATTATTTCATCCTATATAAGCACGACATCATTCCTTTCGACTACTGTCCTCCTAACGTTCGTGATCACTATCTTGACTTCAAAAACTCATATGCATTGTTTTCTAAGCAGAAATTCCGCGACGTAGATAGGTTTATGCTTGCCTACGACGGCTCTCATAAGACTGGCAATATTATTTACAACGCCGGAAGAGTTGTAGAATTTTGCCCTATCCCCTCGCTAAAGGTGATTATGGCCGATGATTCTTACGTCATGCTCGTCAGGGGCAAATTTTACAACATCACCTTTAACGATATTCTTCTTATGTCCGGCATTTATTCTCAGGAGCAGATTCTTGCACTACAGTCGAAGAATTTTGAGTGAGATTCAAGAAAAACACAATCTTTGTCAGGAATATGGCATACGCCACAAGTTTTGGCCCACTATTTCTCACAATGGCGTTAATGGCGGACTTGATTATGAGCTTTCGCCTAATACGTGGTTGTCTATTGATCTTCAATCTATTGGTGATAAAACAACTTTTGTTGAGCAATCTATAAAGCGTGGCACGCCTTATCTTCCCTTTGATGAAGTCGCGTCTCTTATCGATATTAACCTTTTACCGCTTTCAGTACTGGAGGCCTATAGCCATGACGAAAGGTAAATTGCAGGATTGTTTTCAAGCTATAAATTATTGCAACACTCACTCTATCGCAATACGACTTTCCTTTAAAGTTTACAATTCCTATTATAAAGCAAACTTGAAATACCGTATAGGCGATGTTGTCGTAAAAATCAATATAGTAACACATAAATTATACATACGAGAGAAAAATTGTATCCGCTTCATTAAATGCGATATTAATAAACTCACTCTGCATCTCCCTCCTAACGCCATACCTACTTTCATAAGAAAGGCGTATAATGTTTAAATGGTTTGACGCTGATGAATTTTACGAGCAATGTTTTGAAAATAACGTCGATGTGACGGTTTCTTATCACATTTATTCTATCGATGACCGCAATCTTACGCTTCATTACACAGTAGAAGGAGATTACTATTATTACCTAAGTCACGATAAAGGCGAAGTCGTTATTCGCAAGCTGCATAAGCGCAAGCCTTTTGCGCAAGCTATTTCTCTTGAAGAACTTGCTGAAGTAGTTTCTTGGAAGGGTATTCCTTCCGTTTTCAAGTACGAACAACCAACACTGATCTAAGGAGTACATAATGTTGTCACGCGAAGAAATTCTACCGTTTGAAAGCTTCTTTATCTCAAAGAAAGATTATCTCAACAAAGTAGTTGTTGTTACCGACTACGCGGAATATACTGATTTTGTGCAGTATCCTGGTAATAACAAGAAAACTAAAGTTAATAAACTTGTTTTCTTGACTGAAGGCGGTGCAACGGTTACTACTACTAGTTCAGTAATCCATAAGCAGTTTACTGAATATCTTGATGAATGCTCTAATGATGAAGTCGAAGCATTCCCTGTTCGCTGCATGATCACTGAGGTTGAAGCAAAGTCTGGCAATAAGTACATGTCAGCTAAGTTTAGGAAGTAGAAAGGAGGAAGGCGCGTAACAGTTCTGTTGCGCGCCTTTCTATTATGGCTAAGAATGATCTAATTAACGATATTTTGCGTTATCAGAGAAACGCTGAGCGTAAGCTTCTTCGTTTTAAGCAGCAGGGTGTTTCGCAGCGTAAATTTGTTAAACCAGACATTTTACCGGCAGCGAAGCTTAAGACTTTAAACATGCCCCAACTTAAGAAACATGCTGAGGGGTTGAAGTCTTTTAATTCTGTTTCTAATAACTTTGTTCAACTCGCCAACGGTAAACACGTTCACCGCTCTAAGTGGGCTGAGTATAAGAAAGCTGAGAGACTTCGTAATGATCGCATAAAGCATATGAATAAGCGCCTCAAGAAGGTTGCTTCTTCTAATCCCGCTTTCAAGTCTCTTGCGGAGGAACGCGATTTTCTTGTTGTTAAACACCCTATTAGGGGGCTTCCGTCGCCAGTGGGGTATTACGAGTTCCGCAGAAGCCCGAAGCAGGTGAATAGCGAGGACGCTCTTGAAAAACTTACCAAGGCTTATAAGTTCGAAGCTAGCGCTGAAGGGCGTAAAAAGAAAGCGGCTAGTTTTCGATCGAGCATTGAGGGCATGATTCAAATGGTTGCTCCAGAGCTCATGAATGTTGTTCAAGATTTATCTGACGATCAGATTATTGCTTTGTGGTCTTTGGATCCGAATTTTGCCAGGGCGTTGAAGATGAATTATGATATTGTTATGGAATGGCTGAGCGGAGGCGAGGAAGCGGTTATTGAGGCTTATAATACTGAGGCGTTTCGACAGAATGTTCCTGATATTGTTCGTCAATTAGATTGGGTTCAAAGTGCGTTCCCGAAAAATAAATCTGGAAGAAAAACAAGTAAAAGAAAAACTAAGCGCCGTCGCTGATTTTGAAACTACCACTGATCCGGAGGACTGTCGTGTTTGGGCTTGGGGTATTGTCCCTGTTAAAGCAGATTGTTGCAAGGATGATATGGCTTATGGTGTGGACATTAAGTCTTTTATTTCATATGTTGAAGGCTGTAATTACGAGGAAATAAATTTCCATAATCTAGCTTTCGATGGTGACTTTATTATCTCTCATCTACTAAACAACGGTTATAAAGTCAACCAAGATGAAGCACTTCTTCCAAAGCAGTTTTCCACCCTTATTTCCAATATGGGGCAATACTATTCTCTGAAAGTGAAATTTCCCAACGGGAAACTTATCACCTTCATAGACAGCCTCAAGAAGCTCAACATGAGTGTGTCTAATATAGCTAAATCATTTAATCTCTCTTTGAATAAGCTAGAGATAGATTACCACGAGAACAGGCGAGTAGGTCACAAGCTTACTGATGAAGAAGTAGATTATCTAGCTAACGATGTCATTATCGTCTCCCAAGCGCTTGCGCAGGTGTATGCGGAAGGCGATACAAAGATGACCATTGGGTCAGACAGTCTCGAGAACTACAAGAAGATGAGGAAGGAGTTCGATACCCTCTACCCCATTCTTCCTATAGAGCTAGATGATCAAATTCGTTGGGCGTACCGTGGTGGCTGGACGTATTTGAAGAAAGGCCGTGAGCAACAGATATGGTCTAATGGTAGTGTATATGATATTAATTCGCTCTATCCCTCTGTCATGATGTACAATAAACTACCATATGGCAATCCCATTTTGTTTGAGGGTAAACCAGATAAAGACATGCTGTTTATTGTTTCTATAACATTCACGGCGCATCTTAAAGAAGGTCATCTTCCATGCATCCAAATTAAAGGTCACGCCCTGTTCTTAGGCACGGAATATCTTGAGCATATTCCTGAGCCTGAAACAATGTCTGTCACTAGCGTTGATCTTGAATTGTGGCAGAAGCACTATGATATAAACATTCTCTCATGGAATGGTGGTTTTTACTTCCATTCAGCCACAGGATATTTCGACGACTACATCAACCACTATATGGCGATTAAGGAAAAAGCTACCGGCGGCAAACGCCTTTTAGCTAAGCTTCATCTTAATTCTCTTTATGGCAAATTTGCCAGTCGACCGCGCATGATCGGTAAATATCCAACGTTAACAGAAGAAGGAGTAATTAAGCTTCTAGAGGGCAAAGAGGAAGTTAAAGAACCAATCTATACCCCGCTTTCCGTATTTATTACAGCCTATGCTCGTCTAAAGACAATTACGATCGCTCAGAATAATTATGATCGTTTCATATATGCCGACACTGATTCACATCATATTTTGGGTGAGCCGGTAAATTATTCAATGGAAATTCATCCAACTAAACTCGGTGCTAGTAAGAGAGAATACGGTTTTCGCTATGGGCTGTATTGGAGGTCGAAAGCTTATATCGATTTAACAGAGGATAATAAGTACGAGGTTCATATAGCAGGGCTTCCGAAGTATATTGCTAATGATCTTAAATTCGCCGACTTTTATCAGGGTAATGTTATCCAAGGTAAATTGCGTGCCAAGCGTGTCAAGGGCGGGACCGTTCTTGTTGACACTCCTTACGAACTTAAACTATAATGCTTTTGTTGCCGGTAGGTGGCTATAGCAGGGTGTCGGACCTGATAAGTCTCCTGTATAGTGAGAGTGTGACAACTCCCCTACCGGCACGCTGAAAGGATATAATGAGTGATGAAGTAACCTCAAAGACTGAGGGGATGAAAGAAGATACTTCAGCTAAGGCTGAGTATGCTAAGAATTTCATGAAGATGATGGAGGAATTTCGTTCTGAAATTTCTTCTTTGCGTACTGAATTTGAGTCAGTACGCGAAGCATTTAATAGCCAGCTTCCATCTGCGCCAGAAAAGGAAGAGGAAGCTATGGAACTTGCCGATGAAGAATTTTTCGCTATGTTGAGGGGTGAATGATGCCTGATAAGCTGACTAAAGACTATAACCGCCTATATCTCGACTACGTTCGTCGCCATGCGTCGATTGACTACCAGTCCCGTATTCCGGACGTGAACAAGGCTAATATGGCTCAGATCGGCTCCAAGATTATGAACTATGAGCCGGCATACAACGAGTTCCTTGACACTCTTGTCAACGTGATCGCTGAGCAGAAAGTTCGCGGCGTTATCTGGAACAACCCGCTGAAGGAATTCAAGCGAGGTGAGTTGGCTATTGGCGGCACCATCAGCGAGATTTATGTAGATATCATTGACGGCCAGCCGTGGAAACAGGACGTTGACTACGAGTCGATGTTCGCCCGCCGTCTCCCGAGGGTGGAAGAGTCCTTCTACAGTACTAACCGCCAGCAGTTCTACCCCATCAGCATTAGTGACGCGGTTGTTCGACGCGCGTTCTTGAAGCCCAACGGGCTTGATTCACTTATCTCAGCGTTCATGTCTTCCCCGCTGTCGGCGGATGAGCAGGATGAGTTCCTGTCCACCATGAACTTGTTCCGTGAGCATGAAAATGAGTACGGTTTCTACAAGATCAAGATTCCGGATATCACGTCCCTTGCAGCCCCCGAAGCTAACGTCAAAGCGGCCCTGAAAGCGTTCAAGGCTGCCGCCTCTACTATGGGGTTCCTTAACCGGAAGTTCAACGTGTTGAAGGTTGCTAATCATTCAAAGATTAGTGATCTGCACTTGTTCCTCACTCCCGAGGCTCGAGCTAATATCGATATTGAAGCTTTGGCTTACATGTTTCATATCGATAAAGCGGAGATTCCTTTCCGAGTCCATGAGGGTATGCAGGAGCACTTCAATATTCCTGGTTTCCAAGCTGCCTTGGTTGACAAGAACTTCTTCGTTATCGCCGATACCCTCATTCGTAACGGCAAGGTGCGCAACGAATTCGGTTTGTACGAGAACCGCGTGTTCCACCATCATCAGATCTTCGGCACTTCTCTATTCGCCAACGCGATCCTGTTTACTTCTAACGAAGTTACGCCAGAGACGAATATGCGGCGGAGTAGTGTTACTGGGCTAGGGGAGACGTTGACCATTACTGACCCGGAGACTGGCAATGCTGTTACTGAGGTTCTCAAGGGTCACATCTATCAGCTGTCAGCCGAAATTTTGGTTGATGATCCCAAGCTTCTGGGTAACCACGGCATTATTTGGTCTATGAGCCCATCGTCTAGCAACCGCACTTATGTTACTGAGGACGGTGTGTTGCATGTTGGCCGTAATGAGAACTGGGCTGATCTTGGTGTAGACGCCAAGGTTGAGGAAGCGCGGTCTATTTCTAAGCATTATGGGATTAAGGTTAAGCAGTCCTGATGTTTATGACGCGTAAGAATGGCACTTCTGGGGTTGGCGCGGCTCATGCGGCCGTGTGGGCGCTAGTTGGGCACCTTGATAAAGTCCTTCCTTCGACGTTTTGGTTTGGCCAGGGAAAAGGGGAGCCTAATTATGATGCCAACGGTAATGACCGTAATTATGAGCATAGTTCCGGTTATGCCCTGGACGTGATGGTAACTGATCTTGGGGCTTCTCCTTCTAAGATTGAGTTGGCTAATGCGTTGAAGCTGTGTGCTTGGGCTCAGAAGAACGCTTCTGCTATCGGGTTGAAGTGGATTATTTTCTCGCTTTATCAGGATGGGTACGCGTATTCGTGGAATCCAAACCGGGGAACGTGGAAGCGGCTTTATTCCGGTTATGGTAATAAGTCTGCGGCCCATATGGACCATATTCATTTTTATCTCCGCGGTTCTAGTTTTGGGGTTATTGACGACTCCCCGCTTATGTCGTCTATCGAAAGGAATGTTGAAGATATGACTGTTCAGGAGCTTCATAAGGAGCTTAATGATAATCCTATGATGAGTCTTATCGCTTCTCGTATTGGCATGGTTGCTACTGCTTTGGACAAGGTTGTTAAACAACTTGACGCGGTGAGCGAGAAACTCGGCAAGTAGTTTAATGATGAGTCCTGTCGTTACTGAGGGGCTCCTTATAGCAATCCTCACTCTGATGGGGGCTGTTCTTACACAGCTTCTCATCAGGGTGGGGAACCTTGAAAAGAAACTCGAACACGAGCAATCAAGAGTTAAAATTCTATGGGGCTCCTTCAGAAAACTTGTAGACATGTATTACAGGTTTCGCAAACCAGATGCCCCTGACCCTCCGGAATTACACGAAATATTTGAGGATGACTAATGATCGAACTGGCAACTGTTGGCTCCGTAGTGGCAGCAGTTAATCTCGCCAAGCAAGCTGGCCTTCCAAAGGCCCTTAATGGTGTGTTGGCGATTATTCTCGGTATCGCTTTTACTCTTCTTGTAGACGGTATAGGCAATGTGACAGCCAGTATTGCTAAGGGTATTGTTCTAGGGCTTGGTGCTAGCGGAGCCCATGACCTCACCGCTGGGAAATCTGATAATATTGCTGCATGAGTAGCTACATAACTGACGTACCCGCAGAAGTCTCTTCTGCGGGTACGTCTTTTTCTTTTGACGTATGGACACCGGGCACGGTTGTTACATTGTGCAATGTTCCGTGGGATGCGCAATATAATAATATTGTTGATTTTCCTGACACTAAGTCTTTGATCGATTATCTTTCCATCAGCCCCGGGCCAAAGATTAAGTTTGACCGTTTGTCGTACGTGCGGCCTGAGCAAGATATTCATCTTAACATCGGGGTTGCACAGGCGTATAAATACAATTATATCCACGTTTATAACCCACTCACCCATTCTGATACGCCTAATGATTTTTTCTATTTCATCAAGGGTGTGCAGCATATAGCGCCTAACACAACCGCGTTTCATCTTCAAATTGATGTATGGAATAGCTTCCGGTGGGGAATGAAGTTTGGGCGCTGTTATGTTGAGCGGTCGCATTATGCTTTTGCTGTTTCTAATGCGGCTCAGCCTAATATGTTGAAGAACCTTCTCGTGCCTGAGGGTCTTGATTGCGGTTCTGATATGGTTGAAACTAAATATATTAGGCATAAAATTAAGCAGCAGAATGAGCTATCTGATCTAGCAGTTGTTTTTATTTCATCTGCTGATCTAAGCGTTGATCCTGGCTCTATAGATTCACCGAATCTTTCAACAAGCCCCGGAACTAAAATTCAACTCTACAATAAGAGTCGAGATAACGCCGGTTCGACTTTTGTAAATGTCGTTATAGGCGCTGATCTATGGGGTTGCAGCGTTGATTCTTTTGCCGATGTCATGACAGCATTGAAGCGCGTGCCATGGGCGTCGAAGTCTATCTATGGCGCTTATCTAGTGCCTGCATATCGTAATATGCGTGGCGTTACTCCAGAAAAATTCCTTGATCATAACCCGAATGTTGGTAAATTGTACGAAGGTACTTTTATATATTATTATGATATTGTAAAGGACCTTACGTCGGAGCTGATGGCGCATATCCCTGATAGGTATAAAAAACTTATGAAGTTTGCCACCTATCCATACGCGGCTATTGAGATGACGACGTATACGGGCACTCCAATTATTCTGAAACCAGAACTATTTAATTCTGGTAAATATAGTGTATCTGTTAATGTTAGTGTCATCCCACCCAATCCAAGAGTGGTAATCTACCCTCTAAACTACGGGGCCCGCGGCCGGGTCACGAGCGAATACGTCGGCGGCTATCTTGATTCATCAACTATGGTGATGAATTTCCCGTCGTTGCCTATCACCAATGACTCGTACACCGATTACCTGGCTAGCAATCATCATTCGATCGCGTTCCAGCATCAGTCGGCGGATTGGGCACAGCAGCGTGCATTGATGAGCGCTAATACCGCTTTCAGTAATTCTATGTTGGGTATTGATGCTAATAATCAACGCACGAATACACAGATTCATACGAATACTATGCAAGCTGGACTAGCGTCGGAGACGGCTAATTATAAGGCGATTCAAAATGGTATTAATGCTGGCGTTAATGGTATTGCTTCTATGGCTGGCGGTAATATACTTGGGGGCGCGCTTTCTGGAGTAATGGGAGTTGGCAACGCCATTGCTGATAACGCAATTCAGCAAAATCAAATTAGCGGCAATCTCGGAATACAGAATTATTCCGCTTCTGCTAATAATAATATTACTAATAATCTTAGCCGAGGAATAGCCGACGCCAACCTCGCCCTAGCAAAAGCAACCGCGGCAGGCGATCACGCAAACACCATTGCCGGCATTAATGCCAAAGTGCAGGACGCTAAAATGTTGCAGCCCTCTGTATCTGGGCAGCTAGGCGGCGACTTCCTTACTATCTGCCTTGAACAGGGAATGACGGTGAACTTCCGCTTCAAGCGCGTTGATGATTCGGCCGTGGAGCGATTGGGGGAATATTGGCTGCGTTATGGTTATGCTCTTAACCGCTATGTGAACATTAAAAACATCAACCCGATGACTAATTTCACATACTGGAAGCTTGCCGATGTTACGATAAAGACTCTTTATTGCCCTGAGGTGTATAAGCAAGCTATTATGGGTATATTCCTTAAAGGAACAACCGTATGGCGCAAACCAGAATTTATTAATGATCTTGATATTGCTGAAAATGAAATAGTAGGCGGGATAGGCAGTGTTGTTTTATGAGTAATTTTGGTGACCTTCATCAGGTGATGGCTAATCCTAGGGACACTCTAGCTAAATTTGTGCCCCGGAAAGCGGCATCACTAGATACTATTCGTATTAATATGTATCTGGGGAAAATAATGGAATGGGCGATAACACGTTTTACGTGGAGTAACCTTCCAGATACTGTTGATGCTAGGTATATCGAGTCCACGCTAAACACGGCTGGTATGTGTATTTTCTATTATGATGCGCGTTACGGTAAGCACTTGTGTGTTGCTGCTAATCCTATTGGTGATTATGACGTTTATGGCAACAGTTATAAATACCAAACTGAAAGCTATGGTAAATACTACGGTCTGACTATTGACGCTGAAGACTGTGTGCCTATATGGCATAACCTTGCGCATATGCATGACCAACTAATATATCTAGATTACGCCACGCGTCTTTCTGATATTGAACAGACTCTAGATATCACTGCGAAAAATATGCGTAACCCGAGGATTGTTTCCTGCCCTCCAGGACAGCGGCAAACCTATGATAATGTTTTGCGTGATATTGAGCGCGGCGCCCCAGTTATTTACGGCGGCGAAGCTCTACTTCAAAACGATGAAATTAAAGTTCTAGACCTTACGGTTAACCCCGCCTATCTAGAACACTTGCGTGATGAGCGCGATTCTATATGGAGGGACTGCCTCACTTTCCTTGGCATTAACTCAACCAATGAGACCAAGGCAGAGCGTATGATTAGTGACGAAGCAGGGGCCCGTGACGGGCAGCTCGCTATTGCCAGGGCGAGTATGTGGAAGTCGCGCGATATGGCATGTAATCAAATTAATGATAAATTCGGAATGGATATTTCTGTTGAGTGGTCTTTCGAAGAGGAAGTACTCCCTGATATTGAGGAAGTGAATAATGGCGAAATATACGATGGAGCTACGGGACGCGTTGAAATACGCGAAAACACTGGAGGTGAAAACCGGTCTTGAAGATTACCCTATTTTCGCAGAAGAATACCGTGAAACACTGAATAAGAAAATTATTGATCATTATTATTTTGAAGAGATAGGTTATGAAACCGCCGACATGTTCTTCTATGCACTAGGAGAACGGATGCGTCTCATAATGCCAATGATGAACAAGGCTTATCTCGCAATCAATAATGCACAAGACATTTTCCGCACCTATGAAACGAACAATACGAGCAGCGGCAATACGGAAACGAGCGGTACGCAGTCAGCAAACGTTAAAGGAACTGGAACGGCTTCTTCGCGTAACGTGAATTCTTCATTCCCGCAGCAAATGTTGAGTGTTAATGGTGATTACGCGACAGCGGCAACAGATAGTAATTCTAAAACAGGTAATACGTCAACCACGTCCTCTAGCAGCGGTACCAACACAACCAGCGGTAGCACAGCTTCTAGTTACGGGCGCAGCGGTAGCATTGCTTCTCTGCTAGGTGAATATCTGGAGTCTTATATGAACATCGACCAGCATATAGTGATGTCGTTGAATGATCTATTTATGCAGGTGTGGAGCAGTGGTGAAAGCCTAACTCCCGATGATAGTATGTTTTATTATGCACCATATTTTGGAGGTTATTGGGTATGAGTGAGCCGGTGCTGCCCCTTATGGGAGAGTGGGGGCCATTTAATAGTGTTACTCCGTTCACTAAAGTAGATAATTACACTTATCTTGAGATTCTGCATCAGCTGAAAAACAAAATTAATGAATTTATCACCTATGCCGGAACTCAAGATAAAAAGATTATCGAATTCCGTGAACGTGTATCTAAGCAGATTGATGAGTTCACTAATAAATTTGTGCACCACACGGTGAGCGACGCTAATGGCGTTATTCATTTTGCAATGATGAATGGTCCTGAGTTGTTGATGTATGACAAAGCATACATTGATACTCTTTCGGCGAGTATTGATAATAACATTACACAAACTGATAACAAACTTCGCGAAAAACTCACGAATGATCTTAAAGAGTTGAATGATACTCTTCGCGCGTTCATTGCAGATGAAAGGAATAAGCTTAAACTACAGCTTGACAAAGATATTAATCGTGTTGAAACACTCGCTGAATCAAAAGCAAACCGGTACTATCATGTTGTCACCGACTATGGTGCAAAGGGTGATGGAGCTACGGACGACACTGATGCTATCAAACGAACAATTACTGCTGCTGGCAAGGGTGGCCATATCTACTTCCCTCATGGAATCTTTAAAGTAACTACCGAACTCGAATTCTTGCCTGATCAGCGTGTTGACGGTGCGACTGCATCATGGGGTGATAACTCGCCGAATTCTGCCATATTCTTTGATATTAGGGACGGCAATGGTATTAGCTGCAAGTATGGTAATACTTTTACTAATCTGCGTATTGATGGGCCCGGTCCTTCCCGCACTAATTGCATCGGTCTTAATTGCGCTAATTATGTTACAATAAAGGATTGCAGTTTCTATGGTTGGTATACCGCGAATAAATTCAAGCAAAACTGGTACACCGAAGTAGAACGAGTAAAATATCAAAGTAACCGTCTTGCAATCGATGCGGAATACTGCTACAACCTCACCATCAAATCGCCACACATCATTGCAGACGAAGGATCAAAATCCTACAAGTATGGCATCAAGGCCACCGACGCTACAATGATGACCATACATGGAGGCTCTATCGAATCCTACGAGATAGGCATCGAGATGGGTCTAGGCGTTTCCGTAGCTTGCTTTGGCGTATACTTCGAAACCGACAAAGAAGGACGAGCAGACAACCGACGGGGAGTGATTTTCTCTTCACCCAAGAGCAATCTACTCATGATGGGGTGCCAGGTTTATCTTACCAACCATAAGAGTTTTATTGATGCAACCAATCAAACCTGCGGTGAAACCATTACACTCATAGGCAACAAATACAAAGCAGGTGCAAACGGGACTGTATCTGCTGGTTATGTTATCGATTGCCATGAAAACAACACAGGATTTTTGAAAATTAACTCCATTGGAGACAACAATTCGCAAAGTGACCACAATATCTACAAGTACCGCCGCGAAAACGTGCCAGCGGGCTCGCTGATAAGTGACCCGTCACACTTCTTCCCATACCGTGGCGGTTGGGAAGGATTGCGAGCTGGCAAATTCGTGGTAGCGCCGGCGGAAGGAGCCCTCGTCACCGGAGCAGGAACTAATCTTCCGCAGTTCGGTGAGGGAATGAATCACCCTGTTGGCGTCCTTTTCTGGCATACCGGAAAGAACAAGCTAGTGGTATTTAACGGCACCGATTGGGTAGACGTAAACGGAGGCTCGATCTAAATGAGTTGGGGATCCGGGGATATGATGGTGCTGATTAGATGCATAGGTACCGTTGAATCGGATATGAACTATGGTGTTGTATTCTTGCAAGACCCGATCACCATTGGTTTTATGCAATGGTACGGTACCAGGGCCGGGAAAATTCTTGAGAAAATCAAACCGGCCGTTGGAAGTGCTATATGGGCCAAAATGCCAACACGTATAGCAAGCCGTGTCGGTCGTATCCCCGGATCCGATAGCTCATGGAATAGTTTCTGGGTGCGACGCGAAGAAGTACCCGGCATCAAGGCCGTCATGACCTCCGCACAAGCCAAGGCTGTGCAGAACAAACAAGCAGTAGATGACATGGAGGCCTACCACCAGCAAGCACTGAAACGCGGATTAGACAGGGCAAAGAACCCCAAAGTGTTTATCTTTTGGTGCACAATCTTCCATCAATACCCTGTCGGTGCCGACCGTGTCATCAAAGCAGTTGGACCTAACGCATCACTACAGGCGATGTATAATAACACGATTCATCAGCCGTGGCTTAGGAAATACAAAAGCCGGTACGACAAGGCCATGGCCGTCATCAACAAATACGACACAAGCCCACTTCCGGGCATAGCCGGTAGCGGCAACGCTAGTGGAAGTGTAGAAGTCGACCCGCCGCCCGCTGGAGATAATTCGAGCTCTGGAAGTAATGATGATGATAGCTCGGGCAATATCAACATTAAGTTTCTAGAAGAAATAAATGGTGAGCGCTACCTTGTCTATAGCGACAACAGTCGCGACGTCCTTGTCAAAGGAAACGGCGGAATATGGACCATCAAAGGAGGCAAACACTCCGGCAAAGTACCAGGCGACGACGATGACGATGATAACCCCAACCCGCCAGGAGGTGGCGGAGGCGGCGGAGGCGGCGGAGGCGGCGGAGGCGGCGGAGGCGGCGGAGGCGCGGGGGAGCTGGCCTCATCCACCGGAGACTACATACCC